TGATGGGTCTCTAAATAACATATTTGTTGTTAAACGACTATCTACAAAATTCCCACCAGTAAATTGGAAATTAGCTTGTGGTGTAGAACCATTTGTAAATGTCCAAAATGAATAAGCTCCACCACTTGTTCCTGCACAAAATACATTACTGCTTTGCGTACCAGTACTTGAAATATTATATCTTTTCCACCACCAACTATAAGTAAAAGTTTTACTACTTGTAGGAGTTCCTGCTGTTATTTTTAAAGTGCCATTTTGAGCTTGACTATTTCTAATTGAGCTTGCAATCTGGTGGGAATAGAAACCACCAGAAGGAGCAGGTCCACCTGCACCTCCACTTGCTCCTGCTCTTGGGCTAGTTTCTTGTAATTGACTCATAATTTCCTCCTATGCAGGTGTTTTAATATCTTTACTTAATACTAATTGTATAGATGTTGCACTTCTACAGATATAATCTAGTCTATCTATTGCCGCCGCTCCTGTTGATAATACTCCTACTGTACCTCCTGCAAAATCAAAGTTACTACCATAAGCAAGAGTTCTACTTCCTGTTCCATCTTGAACCACAAAGATACTTCCACTTTGCCCTGCTATGACATTTGTTGGATTTGCTAAAGTATAAGCACCAGAATTATCTGCCGCTAAAACACCATTACCTGCATTATCTGATAAAATAAAATGATTATTTAAAGACATATCTGGAGTTATTACACCACCAGTTGTGCTATTTACGGTTGTTAAGCTTCCTCTTTGCGCTTTGCTATACGTCTGTGCTGTAGCGAGAAAAGCTAAATCTGTTGTATTACTTCCTTGTGTAAATGTAGCCATAGTAATCCAGTTATCATTTGCTGAATTTCTCATTTTTAAAATATTAGCTGTTGTATCATACCACCACATATAAGCATATGTAGTAGAGGGCGCAGAAGCATTACTGTTATTAGAAACAATAGCGGCTAAAGCTCCATTAATATCAGCTCTTACTGTTGCTCCATCACCATTTGCAATAACATAATCATGTGTTGCCATTATTTTCTCCTATAAAGTGTTACTTGTTACTGACATAGCAGTACAATTAATATTATAAGCAGGATCACTTGTAGTTAATACTGCTTTAAAATCAAACCCTCTTGCATAAGCTTCTGAGGATTGAAATAATTTATATACAGACCATGTAGGACTGCCTGTGTTTGGATCGTCATCTGTGCTTCTATAATACATTGCAATATTCCCAACTGCCGCTTGACCACTATCTCCATCAAAATCAGCCCATGTATCAATATTAGCTGACCTTGAGTCAAATAAATCTAATGAGTTTACTATATTAGAAGTTGTGCTTGCTTGCAACCTTACTCTAGTTTTACTTCCTTTATCTAATTTAGTAGCAAAATAATAATTACCAGTAGTATTAATATTTCCAAGTAAATCAAAATTAGCAATTAGATCAAAATCTGGTACAGAATCTAATAAAACTGCTGAACCTAGTTGTAAGGTATTACTACTTACTAAAGTGCCATCTTTAACTCCACTAAATGATGGGTCTTCTGTTATGGTTACAGTATTTTGATACTGTAAAATAGTTTCATTCTCAGAAACTGCTGTTGCTATTCCATTACTATAGTTGCCACTACTATCAAAAAATTTAGCTAAGTAAGTTCCTAGTCTTAATGGAACTGCAACAGAAGTAGCAATACCTGCTATTGTGTTATCTACAAGGACTGATGTAATCCAAGTAGCGCCAGTTGTAACAGCACTCCATCTAATCTCTACTCCTCCACCTATTCTAACATCAAGGTCAGTTGACTGTGTCCATTCTAAAATACCTAAACCACCCATTGTCATAATTTCTAAATTAGTAACATCTGCAGGTATAGCAGATAATCCTGTCAGAGAAAAACTTGTATTAACATAAGTAGAGTACATTCCTATAGAATTTTTTGACCTTATTCTTATGTCATAAACTCCTGATGATAAATCTATAATTTCAGCTTTTGTCCCTACTGTTACTGTATTTGTTATATAATCTGTATCAGTACTTAATTTATATTCTACTTGATAATTTAATACTTGAACATCATCAGCCGCATTCCAATTTATGGTCATTAAAGAAGCTACTCTTGCATTATCTCTAGTTGTGAATAATGATTCTGTTACACTTATATTAGTAGGTGTACCAACTACAAAAGCACTAGGTAATGTTGTGTTAGGAGCATCAGCCATTACTTGTTCTTCTGTTGATGACCATGAATAAACACTTGCGGCATATTCTCTTAAAGACATATTAACCATAATACCATCTGGTGTTGCTTGAAAACCCCATGCTATAACTCTAAATTCTTTTTCATCCCATCCATATCTTGTATTTGATAATTTTATAACATCATTTATATCAGCAGAAAAAGCAGTACATTTAAAAACACCTTGTATATTTAAAGGTTGACGTGATTCATATAATTGTATTTTAGAAATTCTTTGACCCATTGAGCTTGATGTTGTGAAAGGTAAACTAAAATCATTATAAATAATTTCTCCATTATCATCATTAACAAAACTTGTTACACTTAAAGAAGGATAATCTGTTTCTTCCCAATTAGAATCCTCTGATATAAAAGTTCCTTTAATACTGTTAAAAGAATCTCTTCTACTTAATCGTGCTTGAACAGTTAATTGCCCTATAACATCAGCTTCTGTTAAAGATAATTCTGCTGTTTGTGTAGATGCCGCAAACATTCTATAAAGAGCATTAGCATAAGATAATGTTCCAGACATGCCTGTTAAAAGTTCATTAATAATTTCTCTTGGTTTTCCTTCTGTAGATACCATTCCATTAGATTCATATCTATTTTCTGTACCACCACCAGATAAAGCTACAGATTCATCACATATATTAGCCGCTGTAGTAACATAAGTATCATCTACTTTAGCAGAAGCAACATTTAAACCATAAGAAGATGTTAGATAATCTCTTAATACTAAAGCTGAGTTATTAGAGTAAACAGTTGTTGATGTTCTAGGGTCAAAAATCTTTTTACCTTTAATCACAGCTTTTACATTTGGTGTGCTTTGATAAAGATTATTGTCCCATCTAAATCTAAAATATATATAAGCCATACCTGATAAAGTACGACTAGAATCCCATAATCCATTTGTTTCAGATATTAAAGATGGATTAGCACCTTGTGTATCTGTTCCTAGCGCTGTTTGAATCCTTAAATAAGGATAATTATTGTTAGTATTAAAAAATGTACCACTTGTAACATTGCCATCAGCATCAAGTTGTGCAGGAGTTACTAATTCTCCATTTACATAAAATTCATCAAAACTTTGTATCTCATGACTAGCAACTACAATAACCATATGAAGATATGTATTTAAAGCTGTATCTTCAAATGTACCATCTCCTTTTGTAGTAGCTAAAAATACTATTGGACCACCTGCTTGTATTCTTCCATAAACTATTTTTCTAGCTGTTATAGCTTGTCTAAAGTTTTGTTTTCTATCTATAGCTGTTTGTTGAAAACTTGGACTGTCTGGTTTTTTCGGTTTAGGAGCTAAAGCCATAGAAGCAAAACTTAAAACTACAGCAATAACTGCGCCTGCTGGACCGCCTTGTATAAAGCCACTTATTGCCGCTGTAACTAAATTAATAGGATTAATGTTACCACCACCCATTATTTAACACTCCAAGCTATTTGACAATCTTCTCTAAGTAAATCTATATATCCATTTGGTGTTAAAAATCTAGCCACTTTATCAAGAAGTATTCCACAAGTCATACTTTCACTATTAAGTTTTAACGAACCAACAACATCTCCTCTTTGAGCTAAATTAATATGTTTTCTCTCAAAATGATAATCCCAAAATTTTATTATATAATTATTTAAAGTATCTTTAGGTTCATAAGAAATATTATGTTCCTTAAAATATTTAATACCATACTTATAAGCACTTTTAGGATTGTTAAATTTTCCAATATGCTTTGATCCAAAGTCTTTATCTGTGTATTTCATTAATATATCTACACAAAAACATACACAATCATTAACCCCCCATGTAAATTGTCTGGATTTATTTATCTCTTCATATAAAATAATATCCCAATTTTCTAATTTTCTCGAGTTGTATTTCCCCATAATATTTCCTGATCTTGCAAAGATGCAACATAATCTAACCCTGTATCATTAGGAAAAGTAATAGATTGATCTTCTGGTGTATATCTTTTGATATTTGGATTTTCTAAAGTAATTAATTCATTTTCACATTGTACAGTAATTGTAGCTGTTGCACCACTATCTTTTAAAACCATAACATCCATAAAACCTGAAAAAATTGCATAAGGATCAGCTACAATAACACTAGGATTATCCGTAACTGTACTACCCATTCCTGTATGAAAAGTGCAATAATAATATAAAGGACTTGGCAATGTACTTGGTGCAACCCATGTTGCTGTAGCACCCTCTGTACCTGATGTTCCTGATTCTGTCCATGATGCTGACGTATATTGACCACCTGTGCCATCTATTGTTTCTGACAATCTAAATTGATGTGTAGCCATACTAGAATCACTTACATCAAATATATATTTATTACCTGCTTTTATATCTAAATCTGGTTTAATTAAATCTTCTATATAAAAAGCTCCGCCACTTGCTGTTACTTTAAAAGTTGTTGAAACTTCTGGTTCTGGACACATAAAAGCTGTTTTAACTGTAATAGGTCTGCCTGTGTAAGGTTCTTGTAGAGCTACAGATAATATAGAACTGTCAATGCCAGATAATGTTACAGAAAAACCATTAGCTCTCATTTCTAAACTTTCTGCTGATTGATCTATATTTATAAGATTTCCTGCTCCTGTGTAAGTAACTCCACCTACTGTAAGATCACCGTAACCTGTCCATAAATTAATAGCTCCAGAATCAAAACTAGCTTCTACTAAAAAAGCTGTTTTAAATACTTGTGACCTTGCGTAAGCTCTAAAAGCCGCTGTTGTATTTCTACTCAAAGCACTTCCCTTACTGCAAAGGTAATACCATATAAAGATACAGCATTAGTTTGCCATGAAGTTTCATTGCTTATTAACCTAAAAACTCCTTTGGTACTGCTTACTGTTAAAGCTGTATTATTAGCAGGTGATGTTCTTAATGCAGGTTCTATATCTAATGAAAAATTACCAGAGCCATCAGAATCACTATCTGCTGTAACCATATGCAATTTACTATCTGTTCCTGATCCTATTTGTATATAATCTCCTGCCTTTAAATAGCCTGTCTGAGAGGCAGGTGCGCCATCACATACCAAAGTATTACCAGTTTGGTCAGCACCGTTTACAAGGGGTGTTCCTGCCGCAGAGGAGGCTGTTCCTAATGGAGTTCTAGCATCCCAATCACCTAAATACATAGAACCATACTGACCTCTTAAACTTACAAGAAAAGCTACAAAAGCTCTTGCCGCATCTAAGCGCATAGGAGGCATAGTTACTTCACATTCCCACCATTCTCCTGTATATTGATAAACTTGTTGTTGTCCTGTAAATATACTCTCTGATGAACCCACTATTCTTTTAATTCTAAAAGTTGTAGCGCTTGGAGCATAAGTACTAGGTATAGTTACTGGATATGTTGTCATGAGAACGTACTAGCCATTTGACCACCCCTCTTTTTAGCATCAATAACTGCACCAACGGTTTCTGATTTAATTTGTGGTAATAAAGATAACATTTCTGCTCTTACTGTCTGTGATACTCCTGTTTCTATATTTATTGTTTGATTTACACTTACTCCACCACCACCACCTGAATTTTTAAGGCTTCTGTTTGTAAATATACCTCCTGATGTGTGTGGTACAAATA